CCCAACGACTCCGACGCCCACTGCACCCACGTACCCCAGTGCTGCGACGCTTCCCGACGCAGGCGCTTGCTCAGCCAAGTCCGCGACTTGCGCAGAATGCACCGAAAAGCCGATCAGGAGCCCACCAAGCACCGATCCGATCGCCAGGACCACTCCCAGCGCGCTGAGGAAGCCTCCGAACGCGTCGGCACTCGTCACCGCATGTCTATTCACCATGCCTCACCATCGACCAGCCCCAACATCACCTTGACCCTTCACCAAGTGATGAGGCGCTCCGGCGTAGCTCGTGCCGCGGACGCGTCAGTCCCCTGGCGGGAGGGACCGACGGCGAGGCACCGTATGGGAGCTGGTTGGCGGTATCCGCTCCACGGGCCGTCGTCACCACTCCCCGACTGGCGGATCCAACCGTGGGCGGGCGCATAACCGGCGGTATGGAATACCCCATGGCAGGTTGCATCACCTAGGAAATGCCAGGGCCTCGTTCAAACCCTCGCCCGTCGTAATCGTTGGAGAGAAGCACTTCTCCACTCTCATCTCGAATGCGGTTCTCTCCCATGGCGAGCTATCGACCGGCTACCTCCCAAGCTTTACGCCAGTGTTGGGTGTGCCCGATGTTGCCGAGCTGGAAAAACCGGAAGCACGGGCCGGGAATGGCCGAGAACGCCTCGGCGTAGTGCGGACATCTATTCATCTGGCGACGATGGCAAGTCGGTGTGATGACTACTTCAGTCAGACCGGTCCTTCGCAGGTCACGGGGGTCGATCAGATTCGAACACCGGCCTTGCTGAGGACCTGGAATAGCTTATTTGGCAAGGGCATCAGAGTGTCGGAGGAATCGCTGTCCGACGACCGGTCGCCAATCCGCACTTGGACATCGATGGAATACCGACCCATCCCCTCATAGACAGTGCTGTGAGGAAGACCAGAATCATGAGTGCATTGGGATGGCCGCACCCTTACTGTGCCGTCATCCATGAGGGCGACTGTTGCGTTCCAGTCAGATAGGCGATCCGATGCTTGACTAGAGATGTGGGGCATGTCGTACGTCCAACCGATAACCCAGCCGCCCTGTTTCCAAAGAGTGCGAGCCTTCGATTTTTGGGATCCGCGGCGCTGCATCCTGGCCTCGGCAGTCAGAATTGGAGCCTTGACCCGGGCAGAGCGCATGGCCCTCAGGAACTGACTGGCACTTTCCTGGTCGTCATGATCGGAAAAGACCGCGTCAAGTCGAGGTGCCCGCTCTGGATTGCGATATCTCTCGATCCAGTCTTGGAGCAATTTCTGCTTGACCCCAACAACTCGGTCATGTTCATCCTGAAGTCGTCGCATCTCGCTGGCCATGTGTGCAATGTACTGTCCAGGCCATTCGATCGTCCCGAATTCCGATCCTCGGACCAGGGTTCAAGGCGAGTTGTCCGATGCCCTAGCCCACGCCTCCACGACACGCTGTGCCCACACCGGGCCGGCGCTGAATCGCCTCAGCATCCGCTCGCTGCCTAGCCACCGGATCGTCGATGGCATCCATTTGCCACATGGGGCCCTCAGGTGAGACGGCGACCTGTGCCCTAGTGCCGGTGTTCAAGGTCTACGTCCAGCCCCCCGTCGGCCCATAGGGAGCGGTCCAATGGCGAAATTGCGGTCCATCCAAGCGCAATAATCCGGCGATTCCGGCTCCCGTGCGCTGACCCGTTGCGTGTCATGGAGTCAAGATACGTTCAGTGCCGGTCACCCGTGGTCATTTAGAGCGTCTGACCAGGAGTTTCCGATTTGTCATGTTCACCGAAGTTCACGGGGGTTCGGCGGCGTTGCTGACATCGTTGCTGACATAGATCGACCTACAGCCGCCTAACCCTCTCCCACGATCCAGCGGGGTAGGCCGCCACATTCGTTATGCCCACAGCATCTTCCGAGTACACCGTCAGCACACCGTCAATGACTTCCCAACCGGTTCCATCCAACTCGTCCGACGTCTCAGACACAGTTCCAGCACTCGCCACACGAAACACCTTGATCTTTGCCATGACCCAGAGTACCGAACCACCAGGCCGGGCTTGCGGACCCACGCCGCTATTTATGAGTTCCTAAGCAAGTGCGACTACGCCGCACGTCTCAAGCCGCAGATCTGCTATTGAAACGGCGGAATGTCGATCGGCAATCCAACTCTCATGAAGAATCGGGCAAACGCCTGCGACAAATGTTCTCGGTATGGTGGCAGCAATCGAAGCCGGTCGCCGGTTGTATCCGCTCGTTCTCGCAAGAACTGGAAGCTAACCGCATAGACCTCTTTTAGCGCCACGAAACTTACGCCAAATTCTTCCCCCGCAATCCCGCATTGCTCAATAATATGGAATCCAGGTAGATTGCCTCTTCTTGCGGTCTCACGCTGACTTGTCGAGGCAAGAGGATGCTGACCAGTAGCCTCAGTCAGTTCTGCGTATGGGCAGACCAGAACATTCCGAATTTTTGGTCGAGCTGTGACTAGGTCACAGGACTGAGAGACCACAATTACGTTGTACTCTCGAACCTCTGCACCGACCGTCTCTCCCTCCGCATACTGACTTGGCGGAATTACCACCGGACACCTGGCGATAAAATCACCTTGTTCAAGATCCGATTGAGGTGGCACAACGTCGTACCAGGGATAATCAGGCAAGCGCCTAATCCTCCTGATAGTCGTCTTGACCCGGGACTTCGTGCACGATTGAATCGATTCGAAGAGAGATTCGGAATTGGGCCACCGGTTCTACGTCCATTACCTCCGGTGCCAACTGCTGGTTCAGCCACCTTGCACCTGACAAGTTGCGGGATACCGTAGAGCCCGCCTCTGCATTCCAGGAAGCTGCGCGCCCGGTCGGGAGCGACGCCATCGAGCCCCCCGCTATCCCAAGTGATGCGATCGCAAACGCTGCCGTCGCTGCAGCCGTCTGCCAAGCACCTGCTCGATGTGAGCGCCGATCTCCTAGCACTGGTGATGTCGGAGTACTTCCAGAGACCGTGACTACCCACTCAGCCAAATTCTGATTCGCAGAACCTGTGCTCTGTGAGGATGCAATTTCGAAGCCAGTGAAAGTCACTCGAACCGCCCCCTGAGTTCGCTACTCAGCATCTCAAAGAATACATTCTCGATCGCCATGTGGGCCTTCTGCAACCACTCCTTCACTTGATCGAGAGATGATGGTGCATCTCCTCGGTTCGCCTGCTGGGAAATCTCCCAGATCAGCGCCTCGGCATCATCATACTTTCCGGTGGCGAATCGTAAATGCATGTAACCCGATGGCGACTGGGTCGAATAGGACACCCGTGCGTCCAGCTCGATAGGCTTGGGTGACGAACCAGCGGCATCAAGAACATTCTTTTTGACACCGATTTCGGTGTCCAGATGTTTACCAAGAAATTCTACGAATGAATCTTCGCTGACCGAAAACGGAATCGAATTAATGTATCGCAGAGTTACATTGAGGATTTTCACTTCTTTAGATCGTGGGTGACTTGACCCAAAAGCATCGAGCACTCGTTCGATGTTGCCGCCATACCGGTCCCACTCATAGTCCGTGGCTTCATTAACGGTGAGGATCCCCGGACCCAACTGCACTAATGGCCAGGAATCGGCACTGGCCCGAAACTGGTGCCTAACGAAGAACGGCCCCACTTCATTTGGCATCTGTGCCGCCGGCAGCGTTACGTGGACTGGATAGTCATCCTTCAACGCCGTCATAAGTATCCCTGGCAACACACCCGCCTCGGAATCGACCAGGGGCGCTCCTAGCTGCGGGGCTGTTCCCTCCGCCGGGGGAAACGTGATTCCCGTGCCTTCCAACGTCCAATGGAGTTCGAAGATCGCCTCAGCTAGCGGTGCTTTGCGCAGCATCTTCTCCATTACGCGTGCCTCTCGCTTCCCGTCGAGCCCTCTGGCGGTCGCTACCGAGGGAAGATTACTAGAAGGGCAATCGACGTCCGTGAACTTAGTCTTCAGACCGACCTGCCTACGATCACCCATCGGAGCGCCTCTCCTAAACGAACCTCATTGAGGAGTGCTCGGGAAAGCCAGCTCGCCGCCGCTGGCCCCCATCGGCCTTCACTATTCACTATCAGTCCTCACGTGACGTCAGTGAACGACTCGGCAGGGAGCTGAAAACGGCCTTCGTCTCAGTCCAGAGATTGGAGGCTTCTACGGCAGCCGTCCCGGTATCGGCCGGACGTTCGCACGGTCAAGTCGTCGGCCACGTGCCGCCGCCTGGCTCTCCGACCAAGGCCTGAGGGTCAGCGGGCACTGACACGCCCGACCGGCACGAGGCCCCTCCCCTGTCTCCGCCAGCACACTCGCTCCGGTACCGGGCAAACCTTCGGGTGCGTTCCCTGTAACACAGCACCCTCTAACTGCACGGTACATCGTGAGTCGGAAATTTCCCGCCTCTAGAGGCTCGCCGTGAGCATCCCGATCCGGACGATCTCAAGATCAGAAACCCTGCCTCCTCCGGCTTTCTCAGGGTCCATCCTGTCGCCGAACTCGGCGGCCTCACGTAGCCGCTCTTGAATCTCGGGCTGCTCGAAGATTCGAGACGGGGTTTCGAGAGTGGGAAATGCCTTCCGGAAGGCGGCCTGGTTCCTGTAAGCGGTGCGATGAGACTGCCGCCACCAGTCGGCTACTTCCTCCACCGAAGGATCGTGACCGATCGACTGTCTCGCTACAGCCCAGCTGTAGGCCCAGCCAAGCGCAGAAATCCCTTTGCGGATCCCCGCATTGGCGACCGCAACTTCCATCCACGTCGCAGCGTGTCCACGCTTCCGTGCCATGTTCTCTCCCCAAAATCGCCCTGCAGGGAGTGTACTGCCACATGATGGCAGTAGGTGTTACGCTGCCAACATGTGGCAGTCAGAACGCCGATGAAGGCGCCTACAGATTCAGGAATCGTGGAGTTGGCATCGGGAATTGATGCCTTGTACTGCTCTGGTCGTGGACTGCTCCCAGACGACGTACTTCATCGCTTGGAACTGGGAAGGGACGAGGCCGAAGTCACCGGCGAGAGCGTTCCGATTGAGTTCGGCGGAGTCTTGTTCGAATTGATGCCTCACAACTTTGGACGGCACCGGTATCGACTCGATCACCCCAACGGCGTGCTCGGCGTGACGTCCTCCGCCACTCTCCCGACCATCAAGATTCAGCCTCGGGCCGCCTACATCCACGCAGTAGGCGCTCTTCCCTGTATCCGGTGGTTCAGGTCGGTTCTCGATGAGGAGATCCTGAATCTCGAATTGACCGCCAGCCGAATCGACCTCCACGTGGACGTTCAGGGTTGGTGCCTCGATGGTGACGATCGGACGAGGTTTCTCACCCGGGCGACGAATCGTGTGACCTTCGAGGACAGCGAGGACTTCAGCGGCTTCCTTTTCGGTAAGCGGAAGTCGAAGACCTATATGGCAAGGATTTACGACAAGACGTTGGAGATGCGTCAGTCACGGGCCGACTACCTCGAAGACATGTGGGGAGACTCGTACGATCCCGAGCGGCAAGTGCTCCGGGTGGAGTTCGAGATCGGGCGTCAAGGGCTCGCCGAATTTGGTCTTCGAGAGCCTGAGGACGTCATTGCGGCGTCCGGCGTGCTTTGGCAGTACTGCACGGAACAGTGGCTTACTTATCGCTCCCCGACTGACGACCAGACTCGATCGAGGTGGCCGCTATCTCCTGAATGGCAGCGGATCCAACGGTCGGCTGTCGCCGACAGCGGTATCGGACTCCCCCTGGTTCGTGCTGGTATCCGTCGTGGTGAAGGAAAGCGGATCGTCGCTCAGTTGACCGGGTACATGGTGTCCTACGCCGCATACTTCGATCTGGACGATCTCGAAGAGACGTTCGCAGCCCTGGCGCCAGTTGTTCGGAGTCAGTGCACGTCGAGAGAACTGAGTTTCGAGAAGCGAGTCCAGAAACGGCGACGCACGATCGGGTTACCGTGACGGTCGAGCCAGACTATGGGCGAGTCGCTGCAGTTCTGGTGGGAATCGCACTACGGATGACCGGTGGCGAATTGGAAGACAAGAGTGGAGAGCGGACCCATGTTGACGGTGGCGTACTGTCGAGTCTCGACGGAGGAGCAGGCCGAGGAGGGGTTCTCGATCGGCGGACAGGCGGAGAGGCTTCGGGCATACGCGGAGCTGCATGAGCTGGGCGACGTTACGGTCATCGAGGACGGCGGTTGGTCTGGAAAGAACCTGGAGCGACCCGGTCTGGAGCGACTGCTTGAGATGGTCGGGGCCGGTCACGTCGATCATGTCTTGATTTGGCGGTTAGACCGACTGTCGAGGCATCTGGGCGACCTGATCCTCTTGGCTGACACCTTTGGTTCCGCTGGCGTGTCGTTGCACTCGTTCACGGAGAAGCTTGATCTCTCGTCCGCAACGGGCCGGATGTTCTACAACATCCTTGGTTCGTTCGCTCAGTTCTACCGGGAGCAATTGGTCGAGAACGTCCGCATGGGCACTGAACAGGCAGTGCGGCAGGGTCGTTGGGTGAACCGGCCCAAGACCGGCTACAGCCTCGCTGGCGGCCTACTGGTGCCGAATGAGGACGCTGAGCGGGTCCGCAGTATCTTCCGACTGAGAACCGAGGGTCTGAGCTACCGGGAGATCTCAGAGCGGACCGGGATCAACTACTCCACGGTTAACGGCATCCTCCATTCGAGGATCTACCTCGGCGAGGTTCTCCACAACGGAGAGTGGTTTCCAGGGGTCCACGAGCCAATCATCACCGACGAGGAGTTCGCCGCCGCTCATCGAGGTCATGTTCCTGGACGGCGTCGGGGTAGCGACTTGCTCTCCGGTCGGGTCTTCTGTGGACTCTGCGGGAAGCGAATGGCGGTCGAGATCAACGGTGACAGTCGCTGCATGTACCGATGTCGTAGTCGGGGGTCGGGTTGTGACCAACCTCGGCGAACGAACGTGGGTCTGCACCGGGCTGCAGTCCTGGGACTGGCGTTGGTGAGTCGTGATGAGCGTCTCCAAGAGGCCATCCGAAGGCACCTCGCTGGGGAGAGCCGAACGGAGCCGAAGGCCCGGCGGCGCTCCCGACGAGGTGCAGCGGAGTCCCTAGTGACGCTCTCCGATCAGCGGCGCAAGCTCCTGAATCTGCACTACCAGAACCAGATCAGTGACGAATTCTTTGGTGAGGAAGAACGCCGAATCAACGGACGGATCGAAGCGATCCGCGGGGAAGTTGCCGAGGCATCGAAGAGCACGGAGCAGGCGGATGGAGTCGCAGAACGCTTCGAGGAGGTTCTCCGAGTACTGGCGGCCCTGGACATCGAATTGCTCTGGAGGGCCGCTGAGGACAAGGAACGACGAGTTCTGGTTGACGAGCTGCTCGAAGGAGTCTCAGTCTTCCCCGACCATCTGGAAGTTGCGGTCGTGGGCGTTCCCCGCCTGAATGTGAGGCTCGGAGAGGTTGGACTCAGGGAGTCGCAGAATGTTGGTGTCGGAGGGGGGACTTGAACACAGACAGCGCCCGTGTTGAAAACCCAAGTCGTGCCTGTCGCCTGGTCCTACTCCGCCGCCGTGTCCGTCCTATGCGGGTGAATCCGGGGGGTGCGGTAGAAAATCGGGGTAGAAGCCTGGGACCGAATACCAGTCGGCTATTCGGGACTGCCAAGCGGCAGAACAAACTCCCACCCCAGAGCATCGCACTTCGGACACCGAGGTTCGCCTCTTCCAACCAATACCTCAGTAAGCGGGAACGTCTGACCGCATCCTCCACAGCCCCACCCTGTTGACAATCTGGGAGGGGTGGTGCCAAATGCGCGACCGGTCGGTTTAATGTCGGGGTATCGCTTTCGAGCCTCTTCCAGAAAGACAACCTTCTCGTCCGTTGGCAGGATTCTGAATGTTGGTGCCGCCTCCATAGTTATGACGATAGCGCCAGGCCAGAGTAGGGACCCGATGGTCTGTCACTCGCCGGCACTATCTTGACGACATGGAGCACTACGCCAACTGCTTCAGTCTGCTCTCTCAGCAATGCTTCCGGATGATCCAAGCGCAGAACGGAACGGGCCACGCTCAGCACTGCCCCTACTTCATCGAGTGGAGGGGCCGATTCAAGGATGGAGCGGGCAAGTGGCACGCGGTGGAGGCGTGCGACGGTCATAGGGCCGACCTCGACGCGGTGCAGAGAATCGGCTAGCTAGTGCCGGGTCCGGAGCGCAGGCGGCGGAGCCCTTGCTCAACGAACCCGGCAATGTCCACGCTAGGCGAGCCTCCCCTATAGCCCGAACCCTCGGAGCAAGTGCCGGGTCATCCCGTTGGTGGTCCGGTACACCTTGCGACGGGCTACCCGCTTGGCATAGGAGCCAGGCCCCTTCGAGGCTCTTAAGGAGCTGTGGCCCACAGGGGCCAGAAGCAGAGCGACCTCTCAGAAGGAACGCCAACAGGCCACGACTTCATTCGGCCGAGAGCCACCTTGCCGTGGGAATGCCCCGCCGAATTCAACATCAGCCAGTGAGACTTCCTCGGGAATCATCGCTGCAAGGACTGTCTGTAACCATTCCAGTTGCGCCGGAAGCTCGCAAGGTCCCGGTAGGGGCGGCAAGCTGAAGCCAACCCAAATCTCCTCAAGCGTCTCGTCTTCCGCCGCAATGTCAACAATCTCGACATATACACCTACGTCGAGCCGACCCGCTATGAGGTCGCGGACCTCTTGCCCCGGATTTTGGCGAGCCTGAGCCACAAGCTCCGGCGCCTGTTCACTGACCTGAGCCACGAAGGAGTGCGCTTCCTCATAGGACATTGCAAGGTCGAGGAAGTCATCCTCATCGGGCATTAGCGTGCCAGCTTCATCACGCGCCTTGAGGATGGCGTATGCGTCGTCTCGACTTCCCGATTCGTGCCATCCGACTCCGAGGAGCCAGACCACGTCAGAATCTTCGTCGTGCCACGTCAGACATCGATATCGCCCATGGTGGAGGTTATATACGGTGGCCTTAGTGACCGGTAAGCTCGTAGCCTCCTGACCTACTGGTGACTGTCCGCGTCGTTCCACAAATGCCTTGACGACATCGTGGGCATCTTCGTACTCGGTGGCTGGGCGGCGACAGAACTCAGCTACAGGTAGGCCTAGGTCCTTCAGGGCGCGACGCGCTACTCGTAACTCCACCTGTTGACCGTATCCCGGTCGTGCGTCGGGACTACGGCAATCGCTCTAGCGACGAAGCGCCGCAACCGCAGCTGCTCGCTGTCGAGCGCGTTCGATCGACTGATCGTGAAGACGGCTGGCAACTAGATCAAGGTCTCCGACCGAAAAGGCCTTTCGGGCAAGGTCGAAATCCTCGGCAAACTCGGGGCTCTGCCGGAATGATTCCCAGGCTCGTTCCAGGAGCTCCGATGGGTTGCAGCCCAGCACGCGAGCAGCGGCGTGGACTTCGCTATGCACTGCTTCTGGGGCTCTGATGACTTTCGTCGCCATTGTGGATCACCACCTCGTTACGGTGTAACAATGATACATCGCTACACACACACGTCAACGAAATTCGCAGAAATGCTAGCTGAACAGGGAGTTCGCGGCACGAATCACCGATCGTCAAAGGCCACGAGGGTCCAGACGGCCGACCCGTCCGTGACGGACGGCTGACGGACGGCTGAGGACCGGCGCTGGTCGGGGGCCAGGCGGATGATGCGAGCCTAGGTACGAGTCTGTCATGTGGGTTCCTTTCTACAAGTCGGGGCGAGCGCGGGCCGCGGGCGGAAAGGCGACACCCGCGACCGGCACTCAGCCCCAGCGACGCGACCGGAAGCGGAATAGCTCCCCGGTCACCTGGATCGCGACAGCGGCTAGTCCAGGGTTGTGCCCCACGACTGGGCGATTCGATCGGCATCTTCCGCACTGATCCACTCGCCATCCGACCCGTACACCATGTTGAATAGGTGGTTATTCGTCTTCCACTTTGGGTTCGTCGGACTAATGGACTCAGATACATCAGGCCACTGGATGCGCGCCAGCATGTACGGCACGCCTTCCCCGTCAGATTCGATCGCGTACTGGATCGGTAGAGGCACGTCCTCCATTTTCCCACGCCTTCGGAGCCGAAGAGTTCAAGTTCACTTGCGGCACTGGGAGGCCCCGAGAGGGGCGAGCGCCAGGACGAGGGGAGATTGGACCCCCGCCCGGCGCTCAGCCCGTCAGCCGACAGAGACCAGGAGCGGGAACTGTCGGCGATACGGCGCATGTCGTCACGGGAGTAGAGGCCCGATCAGACTTCGGGGCCGAGGAGCCCCCTAGCGCCGCTGAGTTGGCTCCAGCCGTGACCGTGGGCTTACGCACGGCTGACGGGGCCAACAGTGCCCGACAGCAGCGTGAACCGCTGCCGGGCGACCAGTTAGAGCACTGGCAAGCTTTGCTCAGCTATCTCCCTGAGATGGGAAGTACTCCGGAACCGAAGTAGTCCCAGGAGCGATACCTGAGATGAGGCCATTCCACTGTGGAGAATTGTGAGCCAGGGTCGAAATCCAGAACGTGGACGAGTCATAGGTCATACCCATGACAGGCCATTGAAGCTGAATATAGTCCTGTACACACACCATCTCGGCGGTAGCGGAAATGTTCGCATGCGGTAGCGGGAGTGTGCGCTGTCGTACAAGCATGTTGCCCTGGGCGAGCCAGGGATGGACCTGTAGATCGACGGACTTTCCGGTGACTTCGTTGGTCACGCTCTGAACAAGAGCACCAGCGGTGACGTTGTTCATCTGGTCATTCTGAATGACCACGCGATACGAGTTCACGTTCGGTCCACCGAGCAGCGCATTGCTGAGCTGCAAGCGGTCATAGCCGTTGCATAAAACGACGTCAGCGTCGCCCTTTACGGCGTCCCACAGACTCGCAAAGCAAGTCTGCAGCTCACTGCCCGGCGAGCTTGTGCTCAACGGGCCGTTAATACGAGTGACGTATCCACCGCTGGCTGCGGTGTTCGCCAAGAGGCCATCGTAGTTATTTGAGAACGCACTTGCGTCAGCCGCGCCCGAAGTGGTTGTTGCACCACCAAGAGGCTGGTTGCTGATGTACCCAGTATTAAATCCGGTCCTGCCACTAAAGAAGTAAGGGCCAGCTTGAACGGATGCAACGTACATGTTGTATCCCAACGCACCAACCGCATCAGTACCGACGTTCACCTGAATAGCCTTGCCAGCCGACACGCCGGTCACCGATGCGGCAACCGTCGAAGGCCCTTGGTGCAGGACTCCAGTGGGAGAGGTGAAGTCTCCAGCGTCTGCGGCGACAATCACCCACGACGTAGACGCGAGCGCCGTTGTCGAGTTGGGATTGGTGCCAGTAGCGGGAGCAACCGAGGCGGCGACAGCGGAAAGCGTGATGGCGCTCGGCGTACCGAGTGCACCAACGTAACCGTTGCCGACAGTGCCTCTGCCGTTGATAATCTGACGCTCTTCCCCAAGAAATGACGCGTACAATAGCGCCGTCGCAGAAAGCCCGCGGACATCGTCGAACCCTTCGCCCTGGTAGGCGGCTTGGAACGTCACGCTGTCCGAGATACCCGAGGTCACAAAACTCTGCACAACGTCATAGGCGCTGTACGTCATGTAATTCGGTCGGACAAGGTTGATCCCGCTGCCGGGCGTCACCGTTGTCGCGTTCTCAGAGAAGCCGATGTTCATGGAGTTGAGGTTCGCTGTCCCTGATCCAGTGATCCCGTTCAAAACTTTGAACCTGTAGGCCGCGCCTTGCCCAGAAATTCTAGGAATCTCGTTGCGTAGCGGACTGTTAATTGGGTACAGCTGACGAGCGGGTGCGGACAAATCGAACGGGACGAATCCGGTGCTCAACGGGAAGTTGAGCGTCATTTCCTTCGACATGCGGCCATCGCTCTTGAGCAGATCATCGAGGTATTCCCCGACGAGCTGACCCTGTTGCTTCTTGAGACCACCCGCACCGGCAGCGTTGGCGATTTCCTTCTGATACAGCTTTCTCGACTTGTAAATCGGTCGGCTGCTTCCACCATCGGGCGGAAGTTCCAGGACATCGCCAGCGAGACCTTCTCGGATAGCGGCGTTCATCGTAGAGACGAACGTTTCGTGCTGCTTAACCAGTTTTCCTGCTTTCGGGGTACCGAGTGGGTGCTGGGGCGTGGGTACGCCGTCAGTAGCCAATTCGCTACCTCCATGCATCTCCGTAACGGAGGGCAATCGAGCCATTGTGTGGCTCCTTTCGATGAGAAGTTTTGCAGTGAACAAAAAACGACTTACGCGTCCAGCCGTATGGCTCTTGTGACACGTCTCTGCGCTTCTCTTTGTTGCTTGGTGTTGCAATCGCTCCGCATCGAACTATGACGCCGACCGCGAACGGTCCTCTGACATCATCTGTTGCCGATGCTGCGACGGTGCCCATAGCCGGTTTGAATCGACTACGGGCGCTAGCGGTGGGCTCTCGCGTCCCGCTAGGAGAAAGTGTGTTACCAGGTGCGGCGCCCGAACGCGAGGTTCCGCTTTTGATTCGGGTTGTGTTGATTCTGGAGGAAGTTGACTAACTCAACCTGAGTGGACGGCGACTGCACGCCACTAGGAATCGTCGGTTGCAGGGCCGCTGCTGCGATGGGTTCGGGCACGTATGCCGGTTCGGAATCAGGCGGGGTCAATGGCTCTTGGCACCGAGAGCACATCACGGCTTCTCGGGCGTTCGGCTGGCCACATGAATGAATTGGACTGAGGCTCTCCAGCCAGCGCTTCGCCTGCGACCCGCTGAGGGACTCCAGCTGCGTGACCACGGCCATTGCCAACGTGACTGCCATGTCGTCATGACCTGATGCTGTGTGAGTGAGTCTGAACTGACCCGGCCCGGTCTCCTTCAGCTGCACACTCAACAGCTCCTTAATGAGAGCCGCGTCGTTCCAGATTGCGACACGCTGTGACCGGATGGCTTGACTCAATCCCAGTCCGAGACGACCAACGCTGGACGTTGTGAAGAGAAATGGGTCGGCAAGGACGCCGCGGGACCGAAGATTCTGGGCAGTACCTGCGGCCTGGTGCGGATCGTAGAGCAACCGCGCATGACCGAACTCTGCCGACATGGCGACGATGTGCTCCTCCACTTCTCCGAGCTGCACCGGGTGTTCGTGTGATCCATGCCAGGTGCGGAGCTGGTCGAGCACGACTCTGCGAACGGAGTCTTCGCCGTCGATAGATTCGCCACCTTCGGTATGAGTGACCATGACCACTGTCGCATCGTTGACGAGACCGACGTCGAGCGTGATAAGGAATCGGCGGCGAGGGTCGTAACCGGACGGTCCGGATAACACGATGCACGCTTCTAGCTGTTCGCGACTTGCCAGGCTGGATTCACCGGCTACCCATTCATTTTGAAACAGTCGCCGGTAGACACTCTCGGGAAGTGCTGCTCGCTGTTCTTCAAGGTAGGCCGGATCGGTCCACGGCAGCGGACCGCCCACTTCCCCGAAACTCCATCGCGGCGATTCCTGTGCGTGCATGTAGACATCGTGTGACCAGTGGTGCGGGCTACCCGCCATGGAGATCACGAGTAGTCGAGCACCGGCTACCTTTCCCATGGCGGTGGTGATGGCGTGCCACACCTCTTCGCTGTTGGCCGTCGACTTCCAGGCGCTCAGTTCGTCACATACGACCAGGGAGGGCTTGAGGCCCCAAGTACTCGGACCGTCAGATGAAAGCACCTGGAGGAATGAGGTTCCGTTCTGCGCCGTCACGCGATCATTGTTGACTGTCACCAGTGCGGCGATGCTCGGCGTACGGTGCACAAATCCCCGGATGTCGTTGAGCAAGAGGCGGGCCTGATCTTTGTCCGCCGCTATGCAGTAGCACTCACTGCCGGGCGGGAAGACAGAAACTAGAGCGGCGAGAGCAATCGCAGCGGCGTCAGAGGTTTTTGACCCGCCACGCGGACGACTCTCCCACCGGTTCGGTGGCGCATCGGGGTCTAGTACGGCCTTCGCACACTCCCACTGGAATGGGTAGGCGATGTCTCCAAACTGCGACCCGTCGTCCATGACGAATGCCGCCAGTAGGTCAAGGGGCTTCACACTTCCCCGTCCAAGATTTGCTGCAGCTCACGGTCCATCTCTTCTCGGCCCAGCTCAATCGCTCGGCGGGATCGTTCGACGGATTCGAGAAACCATTCCCGGTCGGGCTGTCCATCCTTGAGCATTCCGGTGCGGGTCATGTGGACGGGCGTGGACGGGTCCATCTCATACTCGGGCGGTGTATCCATCAGACAATCTCCTGCAGTTCGGCAATCTCGTCGCGGATGCTGGCGAGCTTTCGTTCGACGCGGGGCCGGTCATCGCCGGTCAGCCGCGGGTTCTCCAACTGATTGGCAATTCGGGCGCTGGCCCGCTGCAGATTCGACAACCGGCGGCGTGAACTCGGCTCCTCCGTCGCGGTCTTCACTTGCGGCATCGATGGTGGCGACTTCCTCTTGAAAAACATCCGTCTCCTCTTTCGGTTGAAACTTCACTTTGTGGCCGTTGTGCCAAAGTCCGCATCGTCCGCATCGATATGGATGCATTGCACCGCCCGGGAATTTGTTCTGCGCAAATCGGATCGCAGACTTGGCGGCCTTCTTATTCGCATAGCTCCGCTTGCCGGTGCATTGGCGCTCGGAGTCGTCGCGGTGTGATGAACTCATGCGACCTTCCAAACAGATCGCTTGTCTCCGATGTTGACAATGAGCCCGGCATCCTCAAGCTTGTCGAGAGCCCTACCGACTGAGACACTCCCGGCCTTTGGGTTGTCGACCCTGACCTTGCTGACAATGTCGTGCGTGGAGGGTAGGAGAAGGACGCCGACCAATCTAAGGACTTTTTTGTCAAATGGTCCGATCATTTCGCCGCCCTGCGTGCCTTCTCGGCCAGCTCGCGGCAACCCTTCGCCATTATCGGATCGCTGGTCGACCTGGCAAGCTGCAAGTAGTGGGCCTCGTCAGCACGGGGTCCGACAAGGATCTCGTTAATCGATGTGATCTCGCCGGTCTCGGAAACGGTCACTTCAAAATCAGCGGTTGCCATCGGTACTCCTCATCGCTGCGGCTCTGGCTCGCAGTTCGTTCTCGGCGGCTTCGTCAATCGCATAGTCCGCATACATCTCATACGAACTGGCGACGACCTCCCGAATGGCCTGGTCGAGATCAAACGTCGTCATCGTCAATCACCTGTCCGGCTGCGCGTGCGAGAAAGACGGAGCGCAAAATTGGGTCGCTGCAAGTTCCGGCCTTGAACGTCCATTCGTCCGCCTCACGGCCCCGCCGGGCAGCCTCCAGAACGGTCTGGCGGTCCCGCTGGTCTTGCACCTGAGTGGCACCCGCAGAGGCACGGGCCATCATCTGATCGATCTGTGCGGATGCGGCAATGGCGAACTGTTCGACCCCGTGCCTCACTGCCTCGTTTTCGGCGAGGGCGGTGGCGATGGTCTGATCGATGGCGTCGGACTGAGCCTTGAGCAGTGCCGTCCTCTTCCTGATCTTTCGTGTCTTGGCTTTCAGTGCTTCGGTCTCACGTCGGGTCTGCTCGGCCCTGGCGAGGTTCGCTCTGCGCTCGGCCAAGAAGTCGAGTGCTCGGCTGAGCTTGTGCTTTCGGTTCTCCTCTCGGATGCCAGCGAAGAAGCGGGCGGTGCTCTTCTCCATCCGTGCATAGTCAGGCTCGGTCGTGGCGGCATCTGCCCCGAACTTCTGCCGGTAGTCGTCAAGTGCTGCGTCGATCGTCTCGGCGGCCTGGCTCCATTCGGCGCGATGGTCCTTCATTGCCTTGGCGGCGTCTTGGCACTGATCGCAGACCGGCTTTCCGACGTCGTCGTGACTGTCAATCGGTGTCTTGTACTCGGTGTGGGTTCGGTACTTGTTGCACCGCGTGCAGCGGATTGCCTGCTTCGTAGCTTGTGTCATGTGATGCTCCAGTCAGTTCGTTTCGGTTGTGGCCGCAGTCGTGCCGCGGTCGTTGCGATCAATCGGGAGTCGTCGTCGGTGCGAGGTCGGACGACGGACGTGGTGTCGAGTGGTCGGGCTGACAGCGGAGTGACGCGGTCGCCGTCGACGCGCCAGCCGACCAATGGGTAGACGGTGACCGTGACATCCGGTTCGCGGAACTCGACGACCCAATCGCCACCAGGAAGCACGGGCGCTGTAGTGCCCTGCAAATTGTCGGAACTAAGAGCCTCAGCGGATAGGTGATGGTGCCGGTGACCAGCGATTCCGCCAGTCGATGAGCTTGGCGGTGAGCAGGAACACGATGGCCAGCGAGAG